TAAGTTCCAAAAGTATGTTAAAAATATAGATTCAGGTATGGAGTGGGTTGATGTTCTTGGTCCAACAGGCTATAGATCCTTTTATGTATACGATTTAAAGGGTATAATTAAGCCTAAGAAGAAAAGAGCAAAGAAAGAAAATGTCTGAAATAGAATTAGTAGACCGTTGGGAAAACATCAACAAGGTTGCAGAAGAGTTTCTCAAGGGTAATACTAACCCCACAATCATTGCTAAAGCCCTAGATATGAGGCGTGTAGATGTCATTGACTACCTAGAAGAATGGCGTATGGTTGTAAGAAGCGATAAGCAGGTACAACTTCGTGCTCGTGAGGCTCTGGTTGGGGCAGACCAACACTACTCAATGCTAATTAAAGAAGCTTGGGATGTTGTAAATGAGGCTGGAAATACTAACCAGCTTTCACAAAAGACGGCAGCACTAAAACTTATTTCAGATGTTCAACAAAAACAGATTGATATGCTGCAAAAAGCAGGTATGTTAGATAACCACGAAATGGCTGAAAAAATTATAGAAACAGAACAAAGGCAGGAAGTCATTGTTGGTGTTATTAGAGATGTAGTATCTAGTTGCGATAGCTGCCGTATTGAGGTAGCAGAAAGACTTTCAAAGATAAGCGACAAAGCAGAGGAAATCTAATGTTTGAAGATATGTTAGATCTTCTTGGTGGTGACGAGTTTGATGAAAGACCAGTAGCACTTGAAGAGTTTGTTACAAGTGAAGACTTTCTTGGTCTACCACCACTATCTGATTATCAATACACATCTATTCGTGCAATGAGTCAGATATATAAAAAAGCAACTTTAATTAATCTCTTTGGCGAAGAAGAGGGTGAAAAAAGATGGAAGCAAACTTGCAATGAAGTAATCCTTCAACTTGGTAAAGGTTCTGGCAAGGATTATATGTCAACTATTTCTGTGGCATATATTGTTTATCTTTTGCTTTGCCTTAAAGATCCTGCTAAATATTTTGGTAAGCCTCCAGGAGACTCTATTGATATTCTTAATATTGCTATCAATGCTGAACAGGCTAAGAATGTTTTCTTCAAGGGATTTAAAACTCGTATTGAAAAGTCACCTTGGTTTGTTGGAAAGTATACGCCAACCGCAGGTGCAATGACCTTTGATAAAGGTATTACTTGTCACTCAGGACACTCTGAGAGAGAGTCTTGGGAAGGCTACAACGTAATTATGGTAATCCTTGATGAGATATCAGGTTTCGCTACAGACTCTACATCAGGACACGATCAGGCTAAAACTGCTTCGGCACTGTATGATATGTATCGTGCATCGGTAGACTCTCGCTTCCCAGACTTTGGTAAAGTTGTTTTGCTTTCATTTCCACGCTATCGTAATGACTATATTCAAGAGCGTTACAATGCGGTGATTGCTTCTAAAGAAGTTATAATGAGACAACATACATTTAAACTTGATGAAGAACTTGAAGGTAATGACGATACAGCAGAAAATTACTTTACGGTTGAATGGGAAGAAGATATTATTGAAGCTTACAAGTTTCCAAAAGTGTTTGCTTTGAGACGACCTACTTGGGAAATTAATCCAACTAGATCTATTAATGATTTTAAAATTTCATTCTACACAAAACCAACAGATGCTTTATCTCGTTTTGCTTGTATGCCACCAGATGCTATAGATGCTTTGTTCCGTTCAAAAGAAAAAATAGATGCTTGTTTTAATCAGGTAAATATTGCGGTAGATCAAGAAGGTAGGTTTGCTGCATCATTCCAACCAGATAAAGATAAGCAATACTACATACACGTTGACCTTGCACAAAAGCATGACCACTGTGCTGTATCTTTGTCACACGTTGAAAAATGGGTAAAGGTAAATAGCTTTAACGACAAAGATGTTGTAAGCCCTATTGTTGTTGTAGATGCTGTTAGATGGTGGACACCAACTGCAGAAAAAACGGTAGACTTTAAGGAAGTAAAGGCATATATCCTTAGCCTTAGAGAGCGTGGATTTAATATTAAACTTGTAACATTTGACCGTTGGAATAGCCTTGACATTATGAATGAGTTAATTGCGGTGGGAATGAAATCAGAAACATTATCTGTAGCTAAAAAACATTATGACGATATGGTTCTATTAGTAGCAGAAGAAAGAATTGTTGGTCCTGCTATTTCACTTTTAACAGAAGAGCTATTGCAATTACGCATCATTCGTGATAAAGTAGATCATCCAAGAAAAGGCTCAAAGGATTTAGCAGATGCAGTTTGTGGTTCAATCTATAATGCTATTGCTCGTACACCAAAAAATATTGGAGAAGTAGAAATACAGATACATTCATATGATCAGTTTGTTGATGATTCTGATGTTGATCCAGAAGAGTTAAGACCAGGAAACCAAAAGATTTCTGCAGATATTTTAGATTTTTTGGGAGGAATGAATGCCATTTAATAATGAAGACTTTTATGAAGAAGATTTTGATCAAGATAGATTAGATGATCTTATGAAGTATCTAATAGAAGATGGCTATTTGTTAGAAACTGGTTTGGATGAAAATGGAGAAGCACTATATCAGACTACATCAAAGTTTAGCGAGAATTTTCCAGATATGTTTGAAGAACAAATATCTGAAACAAATATAACCATTTATGAATTATGGATGATGGGACTATTAGATGTGACAGTAAAAGAAGAGGTTAATGACTGGGTAGTAATCGTCACTGAAAAAACAATGAATTGTGATTTAAGTACCTTAACTCAAGACCAAAAGAATGTAATTTTGCAATTAAGATATAAGACTTTGTATCCAAAAGATGGTACAATTTAGTGTCAAAAAGTATTGACATTTTAGCTAAAAGAAGGTAATATATAACTATGGAAACAACATTTGAAGATAAGGTTGCATATGTAGCAACATCGTTCTATCGCCGTTTTGACGATAGTGAAGAAGGCTTTGATGCCACCAACGAATACCCTTCGGTACTTCGTACAATTTTTACTCGTAATGATATGGCAGGTCCTCTTGCCTTAGCATTGTTTAATGGTGATATTGAACTAAAGGGTGACAGTGCAAAGAAATGGATTGAAGAGTCTTTTGACATTCTTACTGCAGTATTTGGAGATCCAAATAGCACAGAAGAAGAAGTTCCAGAAACTCCTAAACTAGAAGCAAAGCCCAAAAAAGCTCCTGCAAAAAAGGCAGCAGCAAAGTCTTAAGTAGGTTAGCCTCGTTGGTCTAGGGGTTAGGACGCTTCCCTTTCACGGAAGAGATCAGGGGTTCGATCCCCCTACGAGGTACAGCAGTATATGTTTGTCAGTTGCATATACTCCCACATGTAAAGTGGCATGGCAAACTGACAGGCGAATGTTGCATAATGGTAGTGCTCCTTCCTTCCAAGTAGGTGGCGAGAGTTCGATCCTCTCCATTCGCTCAAAGGAAAGAGATTGACATAATATAACTTGTTGGTCTCTTTCCTTCTATCCCCAATAGCTCAATCGGCAGAGCGTCAAACTGTTAATTTGAATGTTCCTAGTTCAAGTCTAGGTTGGGGAGCTCGGAGGCAGACGTTCTGCTGGATATGTCTCAAGGTGGGGCAGCTGACTGTAAATCAGTGGCGGATGCATGGTAGGTTCGATTCCTACATCCAGTACTAACAAAACACTATAAAAGAGAGTATACTGGTAATATGATTGAAACAGAAGAAGTAGTAGATCGTCAATTAAAGGTTGCAGATAGATGCGACAGGTGTGGATCCCAAGCCTTTGTGCTTGTTAAGGGTATCTCTGGAGAACTGATGTTTTGTGGACACCACTATACAAAGAACCAAGATGCATTAGAAAAATATGCATATGAGATTGTTGATGAAACAGATTATATAAACGCAACATCAGCATCCAGTCCTGTTTAGATAGGATTGCCCTCGTAGCTAAGTGGATATAGCGAATGGTTTCTACCCATTAGGACGGGAGTTCGAATCTCTCCGAGGGTACTTTGCTGATATAATTAACTTGGGATTAATCCCTAATTTATTAGAAAAGAGTGATTATTAATGGGTCTACCTATTAAAGGAGGTAAGGTTACAACACCTTACAAGAAACTTGGAAAAATGTGGTCAAAAGGCTACCATACAGGAGTAGATTTTGCAGCACCAGTTGGAACAGATATTATTGCTGTTGCAGATGGTAAGATTGAAAATGCTACTTGGGGAGCCAGCTACGGCACACAGTTAGTACAAAAAGTTGACGGTGGATGGGTAATCTATGCACATCTATCAAAGGCTCTAGTTAAAGCTGGAGACGTAGTAAAAGAAGGTCAGCATATTGGAGAGTCTGGTAATACAGGCAATTCCTCTGGTCCACACCTTCATTTTGAAATGAGAAACAACATTAGATGGAGTGCTGGCGAAGATATTGATCCAGCAAAAATTCTAGCTTCCTAGTTTCAAAACATTACAAAAGCCCTTGACATTGTTGTGGGCTTTTGCTATACTATAAACAAGAAAATAATACTCTCCCTATAAGGATAAAAATGGATTACAGTGAATGGAAGTTTCAGCAACTTAAAGGTAACAATAAAGTTACATATGATGAACTAAGCACAACTTCAAAGATTGGTTTTTTTGTTGTTGCCTTTTTCTTTTGGTCTGCAATATTATTTACAGAGAACTGGTTATTAATGATTTTTATTGGATCATTGCATTCAATGTTTAACTCTATTCCTGCACCAGGTTTTTGGACAGTGCTTTGGTTTAATATTATAGCTGGAATTGTAATTAATATTATTAGAAAGAGCAAGAATGTTTAATAAAAAAGTTTTTGTTAGAATTAACTCTAAGTTAAAAACCTCAGATGGCAATATTATTACATATGATGGAAAGTTAATCACAACAGAAGAAGCAAAAGAATATTTTTTAAAGTTTGATGATGCAGTATTTAAAGGTACAACCTTTTATCTAGAATTAATTAACGATTTATTTATTTCAATTCCAGTTTCAGAGGTTCATAACATTATGCTTTATCCAGAGGAAGTTATAGTAAATGAATAAACTTGTCTTAGTTGACATTGATGGAACGGTAGCACATAGAACTAATCGTGATCCATTTGAATATGATAAGGTCTTAGAAGACCGCCCAGATAATGAAACGATTGAAGTCATTACTGCTTTATGGAGAGCAGGATATAAAATTATATTTATCTCTGCTCGTGATGACTCCTGCTTTGATGATTCATATGAATGGTTAAGACTACACTGTCCTCCATTTATTAAATTATATATGCGTAAAACGGGTGACTTTCGTAAAGATTCAATTATCAAAGAAGAGATATATCGTGAACACATTGAACCTTTCTATGATGTGTTCTGTGTGTTTGATGATCGCAATCAAGTTGTAGAAATGTGGAGAGAGATTGGTCTTAAATGTTTTCAGCCTGAGTATGGTGACTTTTAATGAGCAGAGGTTTCCAGTTTGATTTCTTTGCAGAAGAATGGTCACATACTTGCGGTGCTTGTAAAACAGAATTATATGCACCAACTAAAAAACATATGGAAGGTAACTTCTGGTTACACACCCACTCAAATGACTGTCTTGGAGGATGGTAATGAAAAAAAATAAGAAAGCAATTAAACGTGTTAGAAAGTTACACCACCCAATGACTTGGGCAACTAATAAAACCAATGAAGTGTGTTCAGAGTGCAAGGTTCCCTATCCTTGCAGAACTGTTGAGGCTTTAAATAATGAATAAGACAGAATTAGAAAGCTTAATCTATTACGAAACAGATGAACAAATTATGCTTATGGATGGCT